GGTCGTTCCCAGAATTAACTCGGAGTCAAATTCAGTCATCCCCTTCTTTTCAACATTAGCCATTATAAGGGGATAGGTGACATCATTGACCATCTTAATGAATGACGAATACTCATTTGTCTCGGTATTGGTTGCAGATGTATCATTCTGCATCGCCACTTCATCAAGGTACACTATGGGCTGGTTATAATAACCCTCCCAAAATTTGTCATCAGAGTTCCGAGTATATATAAAATCCCGCACCTGCTTCGCTTTGATCTGATCAACAGCAGCGGGATCTTCTGAGAATAGGTGGTACAAAGCCATCGTGCACAAATTTCTAAGCAAATAGCTCTTCCCAATCCCTGGTTTTCCCATAAAGAGGAAAGCTTTAGGAGCTACACGCGTAACATCTTTTCCTGCTCCGCGTAACTCCAACTCACGATCCACCATCTCCAACTTAGAGCGTAACTGATTGAGCAAGGTTCTTGACCCTGTAAAATCTCTATCATGCTTATACTTTAGTTGGAGATCAGTAATCTGCCCTTGCAGGCGTCTACTGGTCTGTGCCATGGGAAGCACAATGGATCCCTTCTTGTTATAAGAATCCATGAACAACGCGACTCTATCCGCAATCTCACGAACTTGCGGGTAGCGTTCCGCCGCAAAACAAAATCTATAATCACTCCCAAAGAATTCAATTGTACTGTTAACAATATCCTGGAAAGAGTGAACCCAAAAGTCCACACTCTCACTAGCACCCTTCAGAGCAGAAGGCGCATTCACCACTTTCTTAAAAAGTGTGGCAAAGTGGCCCTCCATAACGTCCTTCGCAAAATCTTTGAAAATGAAAAGGTACGCTCCCTTAAGGATAGCTTCAATCCAGGGAAATTCAAAGGACTGTGGCTCAACACGATTATAATACAAAGTAATAGCACACTGCACGCCATACCAGATATGTTTTACATATTCGCCGTGATAATGATTGATCAAAACGGCGCCCAAACCTAGCAAGGCTGTTACAATGGTACTATCAGAGCCACGCAACAACAAAACAAAAATTAACATAAACAAAACAAAAATACCAATCTTCCCACGGTGCTCATAGAGATATGAAAATATATTATCAAAAGTCAGCTCAGGAACTGAAATCTCTACGTGGTGGGTTGTGCCCTTGTTCAACAAGTCATTGCCACAGGCTATTAACTCATCAAATCTAGA